CCAGCGCCTGCTGCATCAGTTCGCGGTCGGTCATTTCTCCACCCCATCGCCACGCAAGTGCATCAACTGAAACTCAGTCCATTTCTGCTGGTAGTGCGCTTGTTCTGATGGCGGTATCCAGCCGTGGTTTTTGCGCCAGTTGACCGTGATGTCGGTGCCGGCGGCAGGCGTGTAGTTGAAGCGGGGATCGTCGAGTCTAGGTGTCACCACAATGCGTCTCCAAGGGTTGGGTCAGTCGTCATATCCTCGTATCGCTGGATACGAGTTCTGCATCGGTCGGTTGTAGGCGGCGGGTCGTTGGGCAGGTGCGGGATTGTGTTGATCGGGAACGGCCACTGCGCGGACGATGAACCAAAGCTTTTCCCGGCTGGCGGTCTTACTGGTCGATTGAACTTTTCCTTCAAGTTGCAACTCCTTCAGCGCTACGCGCGTTCGGTTGGGGTCGATCAGATAATGGTTGGCGATGGCTCGTGCGGTCACGGGTCGTTTGTGCGTGCGCAGGTAGGTTTCGACCTTCTCTTTTACGATCATGGTTTCGGTTGTTTTGGTTGGCGTCGTTCAATCTCGCGGTTGATGTACCAAGCCGCTTTCTTCAGGTCTTCGATGGCGTCAGCCTTAAGATCGGCGCGCCAGATGTATTTGACCGCGTTGCCGAGGCAGAACGACATGTGCTCGGTGATCTGGATGCACTCCACGCCTGATGGATGCTGCGTGTAATGGCTTGGATGATTGACCGGATCGGCAGCAATGCGGCGCTGCGCTTCCCATGTCTCCCATGCCTCGTCTTCATATTCGCTGACAGGCACACTCGGTTGACCGGGTGGATCATCTGTGGCGCGAAATGGAATGCTCCAGTTGTCAATCTGGCCCGCAGAAAAACGGGACTGTGGACGCCGGGTGGCGTCGTGCTCCGGATTTGCCATGGGTTACCCCTGTGAGATTGCGAAAAGACCGTAAAGGGCGATGAGCACGGCTTCGGCCACCCCATCATCCTTCACGCGTGAGAAACGCTGTGCGTGTTTCGGGTAGATGCTCGCTGCGATCCTGCGGGCTTCGGTCTTGGTGTCGGCCTTCGTCTCGTCCTCGGCCCGCTTGATGCCGTGAACGGATTTCCACGTCGCCGGGGCCACAAGCTGAAAGGGCACACGGTGGGCGTGCAGGATGCCGTGGACGAGGCCACAGTTGATCCCGAACTGAAACTGGCCTGCTTGACGCGGCCGCGATGAGACGGCTTCCACAAAGCCGGTTGCGCCAAACCCTGCCCGCTTCAACTGGTCGGCCAGCGTCGGGCCGTCGATCTGCGTGGACGCCTTGCTGCGGCGCTTGATGGTGACGATGGGCATGGGCTGCGCATCCACCAGCGCGCCTTTCGCATCAACCAAGGCCCAGCCGCCTGACAGGCCGGGATCGACGCCGAGCACTAGCGGATAGGTGGGGCTGGGCGCGTTCATTCGGACAAACGCTCGCGGGCTTCAGCGCAAATGGCGCGGATCGACTCCAGCGTCGCCAGCGGGTCGCCGTCGTACTTGAGGGCGGAACGAGCGGCTGCGTCGATCTGGGCGATTGCGCCGAGCAAATCGAGCGCGTGGATCGCAGCGTGCGCCGCAAGCTTTTCGTCGTTTTTGAATGTGAGAGTGATTGTGGGCATGGGGGCGCTCGATCAGGTCAACAAATCCGCCAGCGACTTGCGCGTGTAGCCGCGCTTGACCGGCTCGCGGGTGTCGTCGTCCCACTTGATTGTCTCGGGCACCCAGTCCTCGGGGCGCAGCAGGATGCCTTCCAGACGCGCCACGCCTTTGATCTTCTCGATCTGCGCTGACGGGATCAAACCGTCTGAGCCATAGGGCCGGGTGTATTGCCAGCGGTAGACCGTGATGCGGCTCACGCCGATCGCCCGGGCGAGTTTGGCCTCGCTGCCGAAGCGGGCCACGATCTTGGCCACTTGGTTGTAGGTGGGGCAGCCATAACGGCCGGCGTTACGTTTGTGGGGCATGGTGGTTGGTAGCGGTCGCGCTTTGGTTCGTTAACGATTGTTGCGATATTGCCGTGTCGTTGCGGTTAACACAATAGGCGCGCCATTGATTTTTTGCATCAGCCTCGCTGAATCAATAGTTTGGCTTGCTATCCACAGCAGTGATTGTTACTGTAACAATGAGGGAGATTGACAGGGGAGATCAAACCGTGAACACTGAAGTCGTCGAACGGGTAGACACCCGGTGGTTTCAAGATCGGCTTGCCGACAAGCGATTGTCCCAACGCCAGCTTGCAGCCCGGATGAATTTGGACCCGGCTGCGGTGAGCTTGATGTTGCGTGGGCGTAGAAAGATGAGCGCGGCCGAGGCCGCCGAGATTGCAAGGTATTTGGGCGTCGAGGTCGACGACGTGCTGCACCACGCGGGCGTGCAGATACAAACGCACGCAACCAGCTACCCGTATAAGCCAAGCGACTTAGGCGAGCCGCGCTACCAAGCGCACGGCCTGTTGAACAAAGCGCCAGCCGCCGAGGGCTTGAAGCTGACATCCGAGGAACTGGAGGCGGTGCTCAACAGCAGCCCGTTTGATGGCGTGTTGAAGCACAAGATCGACGACGCCGTTAATTTGTACGTCGCCAGCCGCTTGGGCGCGCTAGACAAAGGCGAAGCGAAGAAAACGTGGGGGCTGCTCAAGGCCAACCTCGGCGATGTCTCGGCCAAGGGCGAAGGCGTTGTTACGGAAATGCTGGATATGCCCGTGCCGCTGTCGGATGGCACGGTGGCGCAATTGCGCTTGCCGAAGCGGCTGACCAAAGCCGACGCCGAACGGATTGCTGCGCTGGTGACGGCTTTTGCGGTCGAGGGCTAGGGTTTACCCTCGGTTTTTGACCGGCCAAGGCGGCGAAACTGTTCCAAATCAGTAGAAAAAAGAGAGCGGGAAAACGGGCTAGAACAGCGCAAACCCAGCATCCATGCGGGTTTGCGGGCGATTGCTCTGGTTTCTGGTTCTGTTTGGTGTTTTGGATTGGCAAAGAAAATATACGCCGAGGCGTAGGATGTTGTTACGCTGTACGTTGTTACGGGTTGCTTATGTTTGTATATGTATATGATCTATCTATTTATTTAGAATAATAGAACATACATATATAAGTTATTGATTAATAAAGGTTTTTTGTGTTCTACGGGTGTTCTGAAGGGTGTTCTACGTTCTGAAATGATTTCGGATGACGCCGAGTGCTGCGAACCCGGGGCGGTGGCCGGCTGGCGTGGCGTTTCTCTCCCGCTGGCCGGGGTGTAGTGCTGGCCGGGGTGTAGTGTGTGGCGCGTCGACAGGCTGGCGGGTCGATCGCGGGACCGGCGAGGCGATCGGCGGGCATGGTCGACCGGCTCCGCGTGCTTCAGCCGGCCAAGCAAAAGCCCGCGCACGGCGGGCTAGATTGACCGGGCTTCGAACTAGCGGCCGATCGTGAATAACGCCGCGATCAAACCCGGGACAAGGGCGACGGCTGCGAGCCGATCGGGCAGCGCGAACGCTGCGCCGAAACCGGCCGCCATGAGGACGAGGGCGAAGAGTGCGCGCATGGTTCAAACCTCCGGAGTGTCGGCAACGCGTAGATCGAAGAACGTCCAGCAGCCGCACGCGCGGCAGCAGAAAGCCCATCGGCCGCGCCCGGGCGGATAGCCTTTATCTTCGAGGCGCGCATCGCCAAAGGGCTTCAGACAGACAAAACAGCCGCGCGAACGCGCGGCCGTTTCGGTTTCATAGAGCGGGAAAGCGGGGCCGCGCATGGTTCAAACTTCCGCGCTCGCGAGCTTGCCCGCTTTGAGGATTTTCTCGGCCGCGCCGAATATGCGCTGCGCGGTTTTGTCCGCGATCGTGTTACCGGCGAGCCACGATTGAATGTAGCCTCGGCACTCATCAAGCCCGGGCAGCCCAAGGATCGCGCAGCAGATATAGGCGACGCTTTCGGCTTCCACTTCGCGCACGTCCCGGGGCGTGCGGTCGTCATCGTGGAAGGCTTGTTCGGCAGTGTGGCCGAGGACGACGTGCGCAAGCTCATGGAAGCGCGTTTTGTGCGGCAGCGCTGCAACCGGGTTGATAGCGATCGATCGGTGTAGCGCGTAGCCTTGGCAATTGCCGCTCGCGTGCTCGAAACGCTCTTCGGTGATTTCGAGCGCGGCCAGTGCAAGCGCTGCGTCCCACTCCGGCGAGCGTGCTTCGTGTTTGAAGTCCTCGCCTTCAGTCTGCGACAGCGCGAACCAGTTATTGCGAAGCACGAAGGCTTGGAAGCATTCGCCCGTGGCGTCGCCGTTCTCGTCTTTCTTGTTGATGGTCACGGGCATGCAAAGCTGAAGCGCCTTTTCGCCTTTCTTCACGTTGCGGCCGAGCGCTTGCCAGCGCTTAAACGTGGCGAGCGGGCCGAGCGGGATTTCACGCGCAGCGCATTGCGAGTAAGCGAGTAGCTGATTGCCGATGCTGTAGTTATGGAAGGCGCTGTACGCGTCCGAGATGATCCCGGGTTGATTGACAGCGTCCGACAGCAGCGCGGACCAGTTGACGGTTTTCTGAGCGTTCATGGTGTTGCCTTTCAAGGTTTCGATGTTTCAAGGTTTCAAGGTTGCGATTTTCACAATACTGCGCCCGAAGGCGCGCCGAGCGGGTTAGATTTCAGCGTATCGGCCAGCGTCATATTCGGCGAGCACGGCCGGCCCGACTTGCGACAACTGGAAAGCCATCAGAGTTACCGCGCCAGCGATCCCGCGCGCTTCGTCTTCAAACGTCACGCGCACGTCGGCAATCGGATCGTCTGGCGTGGCGGGCGCTGTAATGGTGAGAACTTGCGGCGTGCCGTAATCGCGGCCGGTTGCGTAGCGGATGGTTTTCATGGTGTTTCCTTGTGTTGAGGTTTTTGTGTTTCGTGTTTCGTTTGCGGGTACTGCGCCTTCATTTTATCGCCTTGTTACGAAAATCGCAACATCAAACGCAACGCCGTTGCGATGATATTTTCTAATCGGCCATTCGGGCGCTATAGTCTCCGGCAATCAAACCGACCGAAGGCCGTCGCCTATGTCAGCAACCGAACTCCTGCCGAGATCGCAGGCTGTCTACCAAGTGATCGAGCGCGTACTCGAAGGAACGTCGCTTCGAGACGCGATCAAAAACACGGGATTGTCGCCTCGCACGTTCGCGCTGCAATTGCAGCAGGACCGTGAGGCAGCGATTGCCTATGCTCGCGCCCAAGAAATGCGCGCCGACCTGCTGGCCGATGAGGTGATCAGCATCGCCGACAATGAGGAAGACGCGGCGAAGGCGCGCAACCAAATCACGGCCCGCCAATGGCTCGCTTCGAAGCTCAACACGAAGCGCTACGGCGATCGCATCGACCTGAACGTAACGCAGACGGTCGACATTGGCGCGACACTGGCCGAAGCCCGAGCGCGCGTGCTTCCAGCGCGCTTCCAGCAAGATATTGAAGACGCGCAAATCATTGATGCACAAGCGGAAAATGGCACAAAGCCAAGCGATAATAAATCGCTAACCGGCCCGGGTTCCGATTCCGAACCCGACATTTTCAGTTGATGGGACCCTTTTCGCCGGGAGGGGGTGGGGGGCGGGGGTGCCCCCAAAAATCGCCGGCAAGCAGTCAAAGCGGGGTCCCTTGAGGCGCAAAATTTTTTGAAAATCCACCAGCAAAGGTTGTTACACCCACATGGCCAAACAACAACCCGTCTACGACGCCCGTGGCGAACAGCAACTCATGCTGGAACTATGGTCGCCCGAGATCACCCAATCGCCGCTCAATTTCGCCCTCTTCGCTTTCCCATGGGGCAAGCGCAATACGCCCCTCGAAAACGTCTCTGGCCCACGGGGTTGGCAGCGAGAAACCTTCGAAGAGATCGGCAAGCACATCAAGGCCAACGACCTTCGACGCGCCCAGCAGTCCCTCTACGAGATGTGGCGCTCTGCCGACGCCTCTGGCCGAGGCATTGGCAAATCCGCCCTTGTCTCGATGTTGACCCTATGGTTCCTCACGACCCGGCTCGGCAGCACAACCATCATCACAGCGAACACCGAGCAGCAGCTTCGCTCCAGAACCATGGCCGAACTGGCCAAGTGGGCCACGCTCTCAATCAACGCCCACTGGTGGGAACCGCAAGCCATGAGCCTCCGACCAGCGGACTGGTTCGGCGAGGCAGTCAAGCGCGATCTCAAAATCGATTTGGGCTACTGGTACGCGGCCGCCCAGCTTTGGTCAGAAGAAAATCCAGATGCATTCGCGGGCATTCACAATCACCATGGCGTGATGCTGATCATGGATGAAGCATCAGGCATTCCGAAACCGATCTGGACCGTCTCTGAAGGCTTCTTCACCGAGCCGATACCGGACCGCTACTGGTTCGTGTTCTCAAACCCTCGCCGCAACTCAGGCGCATTCTTTGAGTGCTTCCACCGAGATCGCAACTTCTGGCGCTGCCGGAACATCGACTCGCGCACGGTAGAAGGCACGGACATCAAGACGTTCGAGAAGATCATCGCGCAGTATGGCGAGGACAGTGACGAGGCCCGGGTGGAGGTCAAGGGTCAGTTTCCAAATCGCGGCAGCAATCAGTTCATCGGAAAAGATACAGTCGCTTCCGCCCTTGCGCGCGAAGCAATTCCCGATCCCGGTGCGCCATTGCTGATGGGCGTGGACGTGGCTCGCTTTGGCGAAGACAAGTCCGTCATTGCCTTCCGGAAAGGCCGAGACGCCCGTGTCATCCCATGGCAGATGTACAAGTCGATCGACACCGTGCAGCTTGCGGGGATCGTGGCCGACTTGGCAGGCAAGCATAAGCCGGATGCGATCTTCGTGGACGGCAACGGTGTGGGCGGCGGGGTGGTCGATAACCTGAAGGCGTGGGGCTACCGGATCGTCGAAGTGCAGATGGGAGCAAGCGCGACGGACGGCGACACCTACACGAACAAGCGCGCCGAGATTTGGGGCCGAATGCGCGAGTGGTTGCAGACCGGATCGATCCCCGATCTGTCGGAACTCGCAGCGGACCTGATCAGTCCGGAGTACAGCTATCACCCTGTAAGTAACCGGGTACAACTGGAGAGCAAGGAGCGCATGAAAAGCCGGGGGCTGGCCTCACCGGACTTGGCCGAAGCGTTGGCCATGACGTTCAGTCAGCCAGTGGCGAGAAAAGACGCTTCCGCATCCAGAAACAACGAGATACGCCGCAACCGGGTGGCGCGAGATGTTGACTATGCTATATTGGGAGAATAGCATCAGTGCGCCCACTACATTGAGGAAATCGCTATGTCATTCGTCGGCAAAGCCATTCGCGGCGTCGTAAAAGGCATCACTAATGTCTTGGGCCTGACGCCGTCTGCGCCAACCCCTCAACCCATCGTCCCGATCCCAATGGTGTCGCCGTCTGCGACATCGGACGCCACGAACGCAACTCTCGACGCGGCCGCGCAGAGACAGGCAGCGGCGTTGCAGGGTGGCCGAACGAGTACCGTCTTGAACGAGTATGGCGGCAAGGGGTTTGAGGAAGACGCGAAAAACACTTCAAAAGTCTTGCTGGGGCAATGACATGGACGATCTGACGCAGAACCAGCACGATCGCAGCCGCCAAGAAAAGCAGGATTTGGCAGGTCAGTTGCTGCGCGAGTTCACCGTCCTTGAATCACGCCGGGGGATTTGGGAGCAGCACTGGGAGCAGGTGGCGCAGAAGGTTCTGCCCTACTACAGCACAAGCTTCTATCAGCAGGGGAACATGGTTCCCGGCATGAAGCGCAATCAGTATCAGTACGACGTGACGGCGAACGCCGCGCTGTGGAAGTTCGCGGCTGCGATGGAGTCGATGCTGACGCCGGCCAACAACAAGTGGCACAAGCTGCGTCATCCGGATCAGAGCCTGATGAAGCGCCGCGATGTGCAGGTCTGGTTCGATGCGGTCAACGACTCGCTCTTCTACTACCGCTACAGCCCGCACAGCGGGTTTCAGGCGAACCAGCACGATGGCTATGTCAGCCTCGGGGCGTTTGGCACATCGAGCCTGTTCGTCGACGAGTTCGCCGATCCGCTCAAACCCGATGTGAAAGGCTTGCGGTATCGGAACGTCCATCTGGGCGAACTGTTCTTTGCGACCAACCATCAGGGGCAGGTCGACAAGGTGTATCGCCGTTTCAAGATGACGCTGCGGCAGATCGATCAGAAGTGGCCCGGGCAGCTTCCGGAAACCTACAAGAACCAGTTGAAGGACAAGCCCGAGAACGAGGTGCAGATCATCCACATCGTGAAGCCTCGGGAGAACTTTGACCCGAAGCGGATCGACTCGAAGGGCTACAGGTTCGCCAGCTACTACGTTCTGCGCGAAGCCGTGGCGCTGCTCTCCGAGGGTGGCTATCGGTGCATGCCCTATGCGACCGCCCGGTACCTGACGGCACCCGGCGAACTCTACGGCCGCAGCCCTGCGATGAACGTGCTGCCATCGATCAATGTGCTGAACGAGGAAAAGAAGACGATCATCAAGCAGGGACACCGGACTGTGGACCCGGTGCTGCTCGCGCACGATGACGGGATCATCGATGGCTTCAGCCTGAAACCCGGCGCGATCAACTACGGCGGGGTCAACGCCGATGGGCGGCCGCTGGTTCACGCGCTGCCGGTGGGCAATCTGGCGTTTGGCAAAGAGTTGATGGACGACGAGCGGATGGCGATCAACGACGCCTTCCTTGTCACCCTCTTCCAGATTTTGATCCAGACGCCGCAGATGACCGCGACCGAAGTGTTGGAGCGGGCGCGGGAGAAAGGCGCGTTGCTGTCTCCCACCATGGGACGGTTCCAAGCCGAGAGCGTAGGCCCCATGATCGAGCGCGAGTTCGATCTCTTGGCGTGGCAGGGGTTGATCCCGCCCCCGCCGCAGGCGCTGGTCGAAGCAGGCGCGGAATACCACGTCGAGTACGACGCGCCGTTGAACCGCGCGATGCGGGCCGATGAGGCCGCGGGCACGATGCGTACCTTCCAGTGGGCGAGTGAGATCGCCGCGACCACGCAAGACCCCAGCGTCATGGACTACTTCGACACCGACGCAATCATCCCCGAACTGATGATGATCAACGGCGCGCCGTTCCGGTTCATGCGCGATCCGCAGCAGGTCCAGCAAATCCGGGCCGCGCGGCAGCAACAGCAGGCGGCTGCGGCGCTGACGCAAGCGCTGCCCGGGATCGCGGCGATCCAGAAGGCGACGACGCCCGAGGGCAGCGCAGCGTTCGCAGGCCAGCCCCAGTAAACGAAGACGCCCTTGGCCAAAAACGCACAGCAGTTCCTCGCCGAACGTCGCACCGACTACGTCAAGACGTTCGATACGCCAGCCGGCCAGAAGGTGCTGGCCGATCTGGCGAAGTTTTGCCGCGCGCATGAAAGCACGTTCCATTCGGACCCGCGCGTTCATGCCGTGGCTGAAGGTCGACGGGAAGTATGGCTGCGCATCCAGCAGCACCTGCAACTTGACGACCAGACGTTATGGCGCGTCTACGGCGCGCTTCCCCCTCCCCAACCCAAGGACTAAACCATGTCTGATGCCTCCGCTGACAGCGGGCAAGGCGCTGCCGCCTCTGCTGCTTCACCCTCCGTCACCCCAGTTACTCCTACGTCTACCGGCGCAGTCGCAACGCCGAGCACGTCGGCCGCGCTCACTGCGGTTCCTACGTCCACAGAACCGCCTGCCCCAACGTCGCAGCAGGTGGCCCCTGCGCCCTCCCCTGCTCCGGCTTCGCCCAACGCGCCAGACTGGCTGAAGGACGCGGATGAGACGCTGGTGGGCTATGTCCAAAACAAAGGCTGGACAGAACCGAGGCAGGTGCTGGACGGCTATCGAAACCTTGAGAAGCTGCTGGGCGCGGACAAGGCTGGAAATGCCGTCGTGATCCCGAAGGCTGAAGCCGACGCCAAGGAGTGGGCTGCGGTCTACGACAAGCTTGGCCGGCCAAGTGCGCCGGATGGCTACAAGGTCGAGTTGCCGGAAGGCGGCGACGCAAACGTCCAGTCCGCTGTGCTCGCCAAGTTCCACGAACTGGGTTTGTCCAAGACACAGGGCGAACAGCTTGCCAACTGGTACAACAACCTGTCGGTTGAATCGATCAAGGCGGCCGAGGCCGAGCGCGCGCAGCAGTTCCAGCAGGACGACAGCGAGATCAAGATGCTGTGGGGCGCGGCCTACAATCAGAACTTGGCGCAGGCGCAGGCAGCGGCCCGAGGACTAGCGCTCGATGGCCAGACGATCGACAAACTGTCAGAAGCGCTGGGGCACAAGGGAACGATGCAACTGCTCCAGAGAATCGGCAGCCGGATGAGCGAGGATCGCTTTGTGGCGAGCGACAGCCCCGGGGGCTTTAGCAACGCGCTCACGCCCGGGCAGGCCAAGGCTCAAATCCAAAGCCTGATGAGCGACAGGGACTTTACGACCCGGTATCTGGCCGGCAACGCTGAAGCCAAGGCCAAGATGGAAGCGCTTCACAAGTTCGCGTTCCCGGAGGGCTGATCGATGGACGAGGTCGAAGCGCGCGTCCGGTGTCTGGAGTTGGCCGCAACGGTTTCTCAACGAGTTGGCGACCATTCCGTTCAGGGTATTGTGGATTTCGCAACCGTGTTGTATTCTTTCGCCAAAGCGTCACCGCCTGCCGAAATGCAGGCGAAACCTTCGGACAAGCCAAAACGAGGAAAGCCGGTCAGACAGGCCGACATTCTGAGTTGAAGCCCCGAGCCAGACTTTGACGTAATCTGGCCCCTCCCAAGAGGACAAGCCGAGGCGAGCAGCGGCCTTAACCGCAGCACTCTTCGTCAACTTCTCTTGGGAGTTTGCCATGTCAGTGCAAGTCAACAACGCGTTCGTACAGCAGTACAGTACGAACATTATGATGCTGCTCCAGCAGCAAGGATCGCGTCTTCGCAACGCGGTGATGAACTACAGCTTCGTGGGCAAAGCCGCCTCGATGGCTGAACAGTTCGGCTCTGTGACCCCGGTTCGGAATCAGTCGCGTCACTCCGACACCCCGCTGATTTCCACGCCGCAGGACAAGCGCTGGATTTACCCGAACGACTACGACTGGGCGGACCTGATCGACAATCAGGATCGTCTGCGTATGCTCATCGATCCGGCCGGTCCTTACACGCAGGCTGGCGTGATGGCCATGGGCCGCGCGATGGACGACGAGATCATCTCGGGCTTCCTCAACGCCAACAACACCGGTGAGAACGGCACCGTTTCGACCTCGACGCTCTACGCCTACAACTCGAACAGCCAGTCTGTGGCTGCGACGGTTGGCGCGTCTGCTGCGACCGGCCTCAACATCGCCAAGCTGCGCGCCGCCAAGCGCGTTCTGCTGGCTGCCGAAGTCGATGTCGACAACGACCCGCTCTACTGCGTGATCTCGGCCAAGCAGCACGATGACCTGCTGAACGAAGCACAGGCGATCAGCCTCGAATACAACACCAAGCCGGTGCTGGTCGATGGCAAGATTTCCAGCTTTATGGGCTTCAACTTCATCCACTCTGAGCGTATCCCCGGCGCGGCGAACTTCAACACCGCGATCAACCCGGCGATCAGTTCGGCGGATTCGGATGGCAGCTACGTCACCGGTTCGCGTTGGATGGTCCCGGTGTTTGCCAAGTCTGGCATGGCGCTGGGCCTGTGGAACGACATTCAGGCTTCGGTCGATCGTCGTCCTGACAAGCGTAATTCGTATCAGGTGTACGTCACCGGCACGTTCGGTGGTGCTCGCCTCGAAGAAAAGCGCTGCGTCATCATCAACTGCAAGTAAGGAGTGACGCATCATGGCACAGTACCTCTCCAATGAACTTGCAGGAACCACCACTGGTCTGACGCAGGCGTCGGGCGTCGGCGCGGGCTACAAGCCTGCGGCGACCGTCTACAGCGCCCGCCTGAAGCGCTTCCGCGCGACGGTGACCTATGCGTCGCAGACCACCAGCGACACGATCCTGCTTGCGCAGGTTCCGGCCGGCTTCACGTTCGCGTTTGGCGTGTTGAACGCCGACACGTCGTCTGGCTCGACCACGCTGGCGATCGGCATCAGTGGCACGACCGGCAAGTATCGGGCGGCTGGCGCGTTCACCTCGACCAACACGCCGACGTTCTTCGGAACGGCTGCGGCTGCTGGCGCGACGAGCGCGCTGTCGGACACCGAAAACATCATCCTCACTTTGGCTGCTGCGACGGCTCCGTCGTCGGGCACGCTGATTGTGGACTTGTTCTTCAGTGGCCCGAACTGATCGACTGGTCGATGAGAGGGCCGGGTAACACCGGCCCTCCTCACATTTCAGGAGTGCATCATGCCCGCATACTATTTCGGCATCAACGTCGGCGAGAACGAATACGCAGCGGTTGGGCAGGCGACTGATCCGACCAAAGACATCGAGATCGTGATCCCCGACACCACCAAGGTGACGAGCGTCACCGATCTGCTGGTAGCCCTCGACAAGCTGGAGAACGCGATCATCCGTTCCGGCAAACCTTGGTAGGGAGACAGCCATGACTGTTCGTCGCGCAGACGATCTCTCCTACACGCTGCTGTCGGCCGGCTCTGCCACGGGCAGCGCTGTGGCGATCAAGGGCGGCGAATACATGGTCTTTTTCGATGGCACGATTGGCGGCTCGACCGTCAGTCTGCAAGTGCAGTCGCCGTCTGGCACTTGGATCGACGTGGAAGTGTTCACGGGTTCGGTCGTCAAATACACCACCCTTCCCCGCTCGCAGACCGGCATCGATCTTCCGGCTGGCAACGTGCGCTGCGCCCTGACGGGCGGCACGCCCAGCGGCATCAACGCATATCTGGTCGGCCTCGGCTGATCACAGGAGTTGTCTCATGGCCACCGTCACCGCAGGCAATAGCTATTCCCAGTCCGTTTCCGCCGACCAGACGATTGCGATCAGCGTATCGCACAACAGTTCTGGCCGCATTCGGTTCACCCCGATCAACACGGAAGGACTGCCGGTTGACGCCGGAAGCGGCATCGGCTTTGGCCCGCTTGCCATGTCGAAGACGTTTGGCCCGTGGGGTCAGGCAGGAACGGTCACGATCTTCTGCGACGTTGGCACGGTCACCTACACCATCAACCCGCCGACCTTCTACGACAACCCGGTGTTGAGCGGTGGGACGGCGAACGGCGTCGCGTACCTGAACGGCAGCAAGGCGCTGACGACGGGCAGTGCGCTGACGTTTGATGGGACGAACCTAAGCAACACGCGATCTGTTGCCACAACATTTTCCGGCACAAACCCGGCAACGTGGGCAAACGGAATCATTCTAACGAATAACGCAACTCCTGCGTCTGGTCTTGCAAGCTTTATAAATTTTGGCAGCACTGGAAACGTAAACACTGTTTTTGGCACCGCGCAAGGTTCCGGTGGATACGGCGAATTTGTTTGGGCGGGTTATGGCGGCGCTTTCTCCGACTGGATGCGTCTCAACTCCACTGGGCTGGGTATTGGGACAACCAATCCTTTATCACGCATCCACGGCGTCGCGTCGAGCAATGGTATTGATGACCACATTATCAGACTAGGGTTCGCGTTTAATGCAAGTTCCGAATCGATGGGGTCGATCGGTACGCATAACGACAGCGATAGTGCTGGCGGGCTAAAGTTTTCGACCGCTTCCGGCGGCACACTGATCGAACGCGCCCGGATTACGTCGGGCGGGTATTTCAAGGCAAGTAATGACGGGACATACAACGATGCTGCTGGCGCATACCATGAATTGCGTCAAACGGCAGATGGTGTTGCATTACGGCTAGGCGCATCAAATGCATCGCAAACAAACATAATTCAGGTTATTGAGGCCGCAAGAAATACAACAAATAACACCTTTTATGCAATCGGCTATTACAACAGTGGCGCAGCAGCGTTTAAGTTGCTTGTAGCCGACTCTGGCAACGTCACAAACGCCAACAATTCCTACGGTGCGATCTCTGACCAGAAGCTGAAGCAGGACATCGTAGACGCATCCTCGCAATGGGGTGACATCAAGGGTCTGCGTGTTCGCAAGTTCCGCTACAAAGCCGATCCTGATGGTCCGCTGCAACTCGGTCTGATTGCGCAAGAAGCCGAGACTGTTTCGCCCGGATTGGTCGAAGAACACCAAGACTTCGAGGAAGTCAAAAAGACCCGCGAAGTCGAAAAGACGCGCGAAGTCACGGCTGCCGTGCTGGACGAAGAAGGCAATGTCGTCGAGCCAGCGGTCACCGAGACTTACACAGAAACGGAAGAATATACCGAGCGAGTTTCCCTCGACACAACGACCAAGGCGGTCAAGTACAGCGTGCTGTACATGAAGGCGGTCAAGGCGCTGCAAGAGGCGATGGAACGGATCGAAAAGCTTGAAGCCAAAGTTGCTTCGCTTGGCGTTAAGTAACTTGCACCTCACCGGGATCAGACAGACCAATGTCCCAATCCGTCATTGACTGTTGCAACAGCGCGCTCCAGCGCGTTGGCGCGGCCACGATCCTGAGCCTGTCGGACAACAGTCCGGAGGCTCGGGCGTGCTCTGTGGCCTACGACAGCAATCGTCGAGACGAACTGCGCAAGCACCCGTGGAACTTTGCGATCTCGCGCATTGTGCTCGCGCCGGATGCGACCGCTCCGGCTTTTGACTACCTGTACGCCTTCACCCTCCCCAGCGCCTGCCTGCGCGTCCTGCGGCCGAAGACGCCGAACCTCGATTGGAAGGTCGAGGGCCGGAAGATTTTGACCAATGACGGCAACACGCTTTATCTGCGGTACATCGCCGACATCGAGGACGCAGCGCAATGGGACTCCAGCTTCTACAACGTGGTGGCCGCAGCGCTGGCGATCGACATCGTCGAAAAGCTCACGCAGTCCAACACCAAGAAGCAACAACTCTTTGCGGAGTACAACGACGCCATCAAAATGGCGAAACGCATGAACGCCTTTGAGTCGGGGCCGGAAGAAGCACCCGACGACGATTGGTGGATAGCGAGGTTGTAATGCCTCGCGCAACGTGGGTCCAAACCAACTTCAACAGCGGTGAGTGGTCACCGCTCACTTACGGCCGCGCCGATGTCGCCAAGTACAAGAACGCGCTGGCGACGTGCCTCAACTACGCCCCGACCGCGCAAGGCGGTCTGACCCGGCGTCCCGGCACCAAATACGTCGCCAACGTCAAGAACAATTACAATGCCGTGCGGCTGGTGCCGTTCGAGTTCAGCATCACTCAAGCCTATGTGCTGGAGTTCGGGCCGAGCTACATCCGCTTCTACACAAACGACGGCCAGCTTCTGAGCGGCGGCTCGCCGTATGAGGTCGTCTCGCCCTATGGCGCGTCCGATCTCAACGATCTGTCCTTCGTGCAGTCGGCCGATGTCCTCTACATCGCCCACAAAAACTACGCCCCGCGCAAGCTCATCCGCAGTGGCCCGACTTCGTGGACGTTGTCGTCGTTGAGCTTGGTCGATGGCCCCTACCTGATCACCAACACCACCAGCACGACGCTGACTTCGGGCGCGGCTGGCCCGGGCGCGGCGACGGTGACCGCATCAAGCACGACCGGCATCAATGGCGGCACAGGCTTCACCTCAAACGACGTGGGCCGAAAGATCAGGCTCAAATCCGGGTCGAATTGGGGCTACGGCACGATCACCGCCTACACCAGCAGCACGCAGGTGACGGTGACGTGGACCACTGCGGTGGGCTTGGCCGCGTCAGCGACGTGGCGTCTTGGCGTCTGGTACGGCGCTGAAGGGTCGGCTACGACCGCCAACTACCCCGGCACCGTGGTGTTCAACCAAGACCGGCTGGTCTTTGGCGGCAGCACAAACTACCCCAACCGCATCGACGGCTCGAACACCTCGGACTACGAGAACTTCGCGCCAAGCGACGCGGCCGGCACGGTGATCGACAGCAACGCGATCTCGTTCTCGCTCAACTCGGCCAAGGTCAACGCGATCAACTGGATGGTGAGCGACGAGTGGGGGCTGCTGGTCGGAACCGCCTCGGGCGAGTGGGTGGTGGCCGCGAGCACGCAGCAGAACGCGGTCACGCCCACCAACATCACCGCCAAGCAGACCACGTCCTACGGCGGCACCAACGTGCCCCCGGTGCGGATGGGTAAGTCGACGCTCTTTGTGCAGCGCACCAAGCGTAAACTGCGCGAGATGACCTACCAGTTCACGCTGGGCACGTTCCAAGCGCCTGACATCTCGCTGGTGGCCGAGCATCTGACCAAGAGCGGCATCAAGCAGATGGCCGCGCAACTCGCGCCGCAGCCGATCCTGTGGATGGTTCGGAACGACGGTGTGCTGGTTGGAATGTCTTACGACAAGGATCAGGACATCACCGGCTGGCACCAGCATCAATTGGGCGGGTTCTCCGACTCCGGCCAGACGCTTCCGCCCGTGGTCGAGAGCGTCGCCGCGATCCCCGCCCCGACAACCGATCGGGATCAGGTGTGGGTCGCGGTGCAGCGAAACATCAACGGCTCGACGGTTCGCACGGTCGAACTGATGCAGAAATTCTGGGAAGACGGCGACATACTGGACAACGCCTACTTCGTGGACTGCGGGGCGACCTATTCAGGCAGTTCGACCACGACGGTGAGCGGCCTGACGTGGCTGGTCGGCCAGACGGTCAGCGTGCTCGCCAACGGCGCGGTTCATCCGGATTGCGTGGTGAGCGGTGCCGGCACGATCACACTGACCCGCAGCGCCACGGTGGTTCAGGTCGGCCTCGGCTACGCCAGCACCGGCACGACTATGCGGATCGAAGCGGGTGGCGCGGATGGCCCCGCGCAGGGCAAACTGAAGCGCATTCACCGCGCGATCTTCCGCTTCTTCCAGTCTGTCGGTATCAAGGTGCAGGCGACCAACCGCACGGCCTACCCGGAGCCTTTCCGCACTAGCGCCGATCTGATGGACAATCCGGTCGCGCTCTACACGGGCGACAAGCGCTGGGCGTGGGACGGCACCTACGAGCTTGAAGGACAGGTGTCGTGGACGCAGGACCAGCCGCTGCCGTCCAACGTGCTGATGGTCGTGGCTCAACTCGATACGCAGGACGGAGGATGATCGTGGCCCCCTTCCGCGCCGAACACTTTTGGGCAATCGACGTTCAGCCGTCGCAGGCGTATGTGCGCAACTACGTCTCGACCGATGACCTCAAATTGTTGGAAAATCAGAACTCGTTCACCGCAATGCTAGGCGACGAGGTTCTGATGTGCTTCGGCTGGATACCGCTTTACCCCACGCGCGCCTCGCTTTGGGCATACGTCAGCAAGAAGGCGAGCCGGCATTTCGTTGCGCTCACGCGCGTGGCCAAGCGGCTGATCGAGGGGCTGCCGTATCGCCGGCTTGAACTGGAGGTGGATTGCGAGTTCGAGCAAGGTCATCGCTGGGCCAAGATGCTCGGGTTTAAACTTGAGGCTGAACGCTTGCGTGGTTTCCGCATGGACGGCGGCGACAGCGCCATTTACGCGAGGGTTCAATGAGCTTCGATCCTGTCACCATGCTGGTCGCCGGCTTTGCTACGCAAGCAGTAGGCTCGCTTATTCAGGGCGAAGGCCAAGCGCAGGCGTCCGAGTACAACGCGGCCATCGCACGCCAGAACGCCGAGATCGCGCGCCAGCAAGGCGCGTTTGCGATGGAAGCGCAAGAGCGCGAAGCCAAGCGCGCCATGGGCCGCTCGATCGCAGCGTATGGCGCATCGGGCGTGCAGGTCGACACCGGCTCGCCGCTCGATGTGCTGGCCGATAGCGCGCGGATGGCGATGCTCGACAGGCTGATGATCCAGTACAACGCGGAAGTGAAGGCGCGCGGCTACGAAAACCAATCGCAGTTGGAAACGACCAGCGCGGACTATTCGCGCACGTCAGCGCTCTTTGGCGCGGCCGGCGCGGGCTTCAAAGCCGCTGGCGTGTATTCGCAGAACGCGCCCAGTTCGGGCGGCACGCGCATTCCGACTTACGTTTCGATGAACGACTAGGACCGCATCATGGCTGTCATCACCCCGTACACCGAGCGCGTGAACCCGCAGGGGCAGGTTGGCGGTCAGGCCAGCCCGAACGCCTTTGGCGCGCAGGTGGGCAGCGCTCTTCAGAACATCGGCGGCTCGATGATGGGCTACGCCGAGACGCTTTATCGCAATGAAGCCGAAGCCGACGTGACCAACGTCCACGTCGAGATGGCAAAGAAGCGGGCCGAATGGCAGCAGAAGCTGAACCAGATGGCCAACGAGACGAAGCCCGGAGACGACACGTTCATGCAACGTGTGATGACCGGGATTCAAGGCGACTTCGATGCGTTTGGCGCAGTGGTAAAAACCCGCGCGGGCGAACAGACGTTTGCCCGCATGGCCGCCAACATGACCTCGATGTTTGGCCAAGAAGCGGCCGGCATTCAGTCTCGGCTCGATGGCGAGTTCGCTAAGAACCAGTACGTCACTATGTCGAAGAGCCTTGGGACCGTGGCCGCGCAAGACCACACCCAGTGGAAGAGCCTCGTCGATCAGGGGCTGAACGCGATCAACGACCCCAACGGCCGCTTTGCCCGCATCCCCGAGCCGACGCGCGAAGCGTTCCGCCGCTCAATCGAGGAAGAGATCAAATACGACGCTGCCAAAGGTTTTGCGCGGCGCTTCCCCAACGCGGTCCTCGGCACCACGCCGACCGAACTGCGGCAGTCGTTGCAGCAAGTGGTCGCGCAGCAGCCGCGCCCCGGGCTTCCGCCCAATCTGAACGCACCGCTGGTCAAGCCCTACGACGAGACGAACATCGAGTCGCGTGCGCGGAAGGTCGAAGCGCCAAGCGAGTTCGACGGCTTTTTCATGCAGGCCGCCGCGCTGTACAACCTCGACTGGCGCGAACTCAAAATGCGCGCGGTGGTGGAGTCGAACCTCAACCCGAAAGCTTCCAGCGGGCAGGCTTACGGCATCATGCAGTTGACGCCCGAGACGGCCAAGCGCCTTGGCGTCGAACTGCCGGACGCCAACGCAACCGAGGTTCCAGTCAATCTCACGCAGGCGTCGATCTTTGCGGCCGCCAAACTCATCTCCGAATACCGCACCAAAGCCAATGGCGATATGTCGCAAGTCGACATGATGTACTACGGCGGCGAGGGCGGCACGGCGTGGGGGCCGAACACCAAGCAGTATGCGGCCAACATGGCGGCGCTGCGCCAGCGCGTCGGCCTTGGCAGCGCCAAGCCGCCCGAAGCGTTTGCGCCCACGCAGGTAGCGATGGCGGGCGACGGGCAGGATTGGAAGAAGCCGACCACAGGCATCGATTTCATCGATAGCCTTCCGGCCGACAAGTTCTTCTCAATCCTCACTGAAGCCGAGCAATACCAGCGCGCCTACGACACGCAGTCCGAGCGCGCCCGGATCGAAGCCGAGCGCCAGAAGAAGAAAGAGCAGGACGCGGTGATGACCGGCTACCTCGCCCGGGTCATCAACCCGACGCAGGAAAACGGCGGGGCGTTGAGCGAAACCGAGATCGTCCAGAACAACGTGCTCGACTGGCAGCAAAAGCAGCACATGATCGACTACAGCATCCGCCGCACGCGGGAACTGGCGTCGATGGCCGAGCCAAAAAGCAACCCTGCCGAAGTGCGCCGGCTGCTGTTGGACATCCACGCTGCGGACGACGATCCGGTCAAGAGCTACAACATGGACCCCGTCATGGAGTCCTACCGCAAAGGTTACATCTCCACGCCGGAGATGCAGATGCTTCGCCGAGAAGTCGAGCAATTGCGAGACGGGACGACGAGCGGCTTTCAGAAGCAGGTCCAGAACGCGCGGAACGCGGTCAACACTGCACTGACCCGCAGCATCATGGGCCAAGCGCAGCCCGAGGTGGCGGCCGACGCTTCCTACCGCTTTATGATGGACATGGAGCAGCAGATCGCGGCGTATCGCAAAGAGAACAAAGACCCGCGCGCTCTGCTCGATCCGAACGCGCGCGAGTATCTTCTCAAACCCGAACGCATCCAGTCGTTCATGCAAGGTAGCTCGCAGGCGCTTGGCGATAATGCGACCAAGGCGGCTGGCGCAGAAGCCAGAACCGAAAACCGGGAAGCCGTCTCGGGCTACTCGATCGGCAAAATCTACACCGTCAACGGCAAGCAGATGATCTACATGGGCGGCCCGCTCAACGTCCGTTCTAGCTGGCAGGAAGCGCGCTGATGGATTCGCTCACCATCGACTTTGTTGATGAGAAGCCCCGCGGCTTGTCGATCGATTTCATCGATGCGCCAAAGCCGGCGCGGGGCATCGGGGAAGCGATCCAAGCCGGCTATCAAGGCTCGGCGGCTGGTTTGGCGATCCGGGGCCGGCTGCCCGAAATCCAACTCGATGCAACCAACAGCGCGTGGTACGAGCGGCTTGCGGCCGGCGCAACGCAGATCGCCGCCGAATTTCCGCTGATGGTGGCGGGCGGTATGGGCGGCAGTGCGGCTGGAACAGCCGTTGCGCCCGGTATCGGCACCGTGCTCGGCGGTGGCGCAGGCGCGTTTGCTTTGCCAGCCGCTGTCCGCGAGTCCTACATCCAAGCCTACCAGAAGGGTGAGATCACCGGCTGGGGCGATTTCCTCGACCGCACGTCGATCGTGCTGAAGAAGACCGGCAAGGAAGCGCTGATTGGCGCGGCCACGGCCGGTGCCGGCAAGGCCGCGCAGGTGGGCGCGGAAGCGGCCGGTTTGGGGGCCAAAGCCACCATGGCGACCGTGCTGACGGCGGAAGCCGGAACGCTGACGGTGGCCCCTGCCCTGCTCGAAGGCCGCGCGCCCGAGCCGCAGGACTTTGTCGACGCTGCGGTCCTGCTGGTGGGGCTAAAGGGCGCGGGTGTCGCCAGCCGCAAGCTGATGGACGTTTACGCCAAGACGGGCAAGACGCCAGTCGAGGTGATGGCCGACGCCAAGAACGATCCGACGATTGTGCAGGATTTAAGAGCCGAACCAAAGGCAGAACCGACAACCAAAGCAGCCGAAACCAAACTCGGCGAGCAGTTGACGCTGTTCCCTGAAGTTCCCCGCGCCTACGAGAAACTAGCCCGCGACGAGAACAACCGCAACGCGGTGCCCGATCCTTCCCCCGAAGCGGCAAGGTTTTTGGAGAAGCCGTTCGCCGACATCCCGCAGCTTCCGGGCGAGCCGGTGCTAAAGACGCACGTCAACTACAACTACATCAACGCAGCCCAAGACGCCAAAAGCGCGATGTCGCGGCTGTCCGAGTTGTATGAGACGCAGATCAAAGAGGCCACCCGTGGCGAAGTGCGATGGGAGCAGACCTACGCCGAAGCGCGTGAGTTGTATCGCAAAACCACTGGCGAAGAAGCCCCGCCGGTTCCGCTGGTCAACGCCGACTACGCCAAGCTTTCAGCCGATCTCTACGCCCGCAAGCAACTGCTGATCAGCGGCGCAGAGCAGTTGATGACGCAGCGCCAAGCCTACGTCGAGGCGCGGGCCAAGAACGAAGCGACCGACCAGATGAAACTCGATCTGCTCGCGCAGATCGACCGGGTGGCGCAGGCGCAGGCCGCTGTGCGTGGCAGCCAAGCCGAGGTTGGTCGCGCGCTCAACATTTTGAAGTCCACCAACCGGGACCAAGCGTATTACAACGAACTGACCTCGATCATCGACGGCCGCTTCGGGGTTGAAGGCAAAGCGATGGGCGAGGCCAAGTTCGACACGATGGTCGACATGATGGGCGCGCTTGGCTCGCCTGCGCAGGCGCTCAAGTTTGCCGAGAAGGCGTCCAAAGCGACGACTTGGGAAAAGTTTGTCGAAGCGTGGAAGGCAGGCTTGGTGTCAGGCCCGTTCACCCAGATCGCCAACATCCTCGGCAACTCTACCTTCATGGCCACGCGCCCGATCGTGGATGCGGTGTCTGTGGCGTTTAACGCCGCACGCGGTGCGCCGGAACGGATGTCGGCGGTCGAGCCGCTGTCGCGGATCGTCGGCAACATCCACGGCGTGATCGACGGGTCCAAGGCCGCGTTTGAAGTGCTTAGGACCGGCGAAGCGATTGGCGGCAAATCCGAGGCGCATCGCAAGGCGATCGAAGGATTGCCCGGGGAGATCGTCCGGGTGCCGTTCCGGCTGCTGTCGAGCGCTGATGCGTTCTTCCGCGTCACCAACGAGCGCGGCGAGGCATACGCCTTGGCGTCACGGGAAGCGGCCAAAGAAGGCTACAACCCCGCGACGCGCGAGTTCAGGGAGCGAGTGGCCCAGCTTGCCACGAACCCGACCGACAAAATGATTGAAGCGATCGACGCGGCCGGCTCGCGCTTTACGTTCAATGCGCCGCTTGGTGAGAAAGGCCGCGCGCTTCAATCGACCATCAAGGCGCTGCATCTAGAATGGGCGGTGCCGTTCGTGCAGACGCCGGCCAACGTCGCCAAGGAGATGCTGCGGCTGACCCCGGCTGCCCCGATCATCAAGGAGTGGCGCGACGCCATCAAGAAGGGCGGCCCCGAGGCGGACAAGGCGGTGGCCGAAATGGTCATCGGCACGGCGGTCAGCACCGCCGTATTTTCTTACGCCGTATCCGGCATGATCACTGGCCAAGGCGACCCCGATCCTAAGAAACGAGCGGTGCAGATGGCTTCCGGCTGGCAGCCGTACAGCATCAAAATCGGCGACACCTACTACAGCTACCAAAGGCTTCAGCCCGTGGGCACGCTCTTCGGCATGGCGGCCGACGCGGCGACGGCTTGGGAAAGCATGACGCCCGAGGAAAGCGACAAGGTGCCGAAGATCATCGCCACCGCGTTCGCCAACGCCATCACCAACCAGACCTTCCTGCAAGGCATCACGAACATAGTCAACGCGATCTCCGACCCGCAGCGCTTTGGCCCCCGCTTCATCCAAGGGCTGGCCGGCAGCTTGGTTCCGGGCATCGTGGCGCAGCCGGCCGCGATGCTTGATCCGTATCTGCGCGAGGTGGACTCGGTGCTGCAAGCCGTTCAGGCTCGCATCCCGGTGGCGCGCGAAAGCCTCTTCCCCAAGCGCGATCCGTTCGGCGAGCCAATCGAGTCCAAGGAGCGCGTGGCGGCCATCAGCCCGATCACGACATCAACTTTGAGCACCGACAAAGTCCGGACCGAAGCCGCGCGGCTGGAAGTGGGCGTGGCCAAAGCGCCGAAATACATCGAGCTTCCCGCCGCCCGAGACAAAAAGCTTGGCCGGGTGGAATTGACGCAGGAACAACAGGACATCTTCGCCACGGAAACTGGGCGCTTGGCGCATCGCATCCTCACGCCGATCGTCAACGCGCCGACTTGGGACACTACGCCCGATCTGGTGCAGCGGAACGCGATGGCCAAGGTGTTTGAGGTGGCCCGCAAGTATGGCGAGTCCAAAGCTGTCACCCCCGAGCAGATTAGAAGCGAAGCCGAACGCATCGCCAACGAACTTCGGCTTCGTTTGCAACCGAAGCCTATTTCGGAATAGCCCGAGTATTGCGATAATCGCACCGATCAATGAGAGGTTGAGATGACTGTCTCCACGACCACCAGCAGGGCCGACTACACCGGAAACGGCATCACGACCACATTTGCGGTGCCGTTTTACTTTCTCGACAACAGCCATCTGATTGTCTACCAGACGCAGATCAGCACGGGCGTCATCACGACGTTGGCGATCACCACCGACTACACGGTGTCGGGCGCGGGCAGTCCGTCTGGCGGCAGCATTACTTGCGTGCTTCCGCCAACGTCGAATTACCGGATCAGCATTCTGCGGAATGTGCCGCTCACGCAACTTACCAACTACGTCGAGAACGATCCTTTCCCTGCCGAAAGCCATGAGCAAGCGCTCGACAAACTTACAATGCTGACGCAGCAGTTGGCCGAGGAAAACAATCGCGCGCTGACGTTGCCGCCTACCGCTACGGGCGCTTCAACCGAACTGCCCACGCCAGTTGGCGGGACCATCGTCGGTTGGAATGCCACTGCGACAGGACTTGTGAACTACGACGCGGATGCGTTGGCGTCTTTTGTGGCCTACGGCGACACCAATGTGCAGACCGCAAGCGGCGATGGCGTTCAAACCTTTTTCACGCTGACCTCAAACCCTGTTTCGGTCAACAATCTTCAGGTTTATATCAGCGGAGTGAGGCAAGCGCCGGGTGTGGACTATTTTATAAGCGGTGGCATCTACCTCAATTTTTACACCGCGCCGCCCTCCGGCACCAACAACATTTTGATGGTGTGGCAGCAGGCACTTGCAATTGGGACTATTCCGGGCAGGTCTGTCACCGCCGACAAAATCGCGCTGCGCGCGATAACGCCCGCGCTTATGGCGAACAATGGGCTGGAGTTTGTCGGCAAGAACTGGCTGATCAACGGCGATATGCGGATTTCGCAGCGCGGCTCTGTCGCTGTTTCGCTAGGCGCTGGCGCAAATATTTACGGCGGCCCAGATCGTTGGTTCGTCGGGGCCATAACTTCCGGCAACTCTTGTACCATTTCCCGCCAGACAACTGGCGTAGCGGGTATGCCGTATTGCGCTAGGGTTCAACGCGATCCGGCTACGTCGCAAACGGGCACTATCATTTTGGGCCAACAGCTTGAAACGCTCGAAGTCCAATCGTTGCAGGGTAAAAAGGTCGCTTTGACATTTTATGGGCGCACCGGACTATCGCCGTATCTGATTTTTGAGTGCGGGATGATCTTTGGCACGGGAACCAACCAATCCTCAGGTGATGGCATACGAGGGCTTTGGACCGGGTATTCGATTCAGTTGAACTCAGAGCCGTTTGCGTTGGTGTCGTCGTTTAACCTGCAAGGGTTTTATTTCGACGTACCTTCAAACGCCACTGAAGCGATTGTGTTCTTTCGGTACACGCCTTCGGGAACGGCAGGCGCAAGCGAATACTTCGACATCGCCAACACGCAATTGGAGGTTGTCGGTTCAAGCGGGATTTATACGCCGTTCAAAGAGCGCCCTTACGGAACGGAACTCGCTCTCTGTCAGCGCTACTACCAAAAATATACGTCAGCGCCGATTGGCCTTTCGGCCACGTCGTCTGGCTGCGGCGGTGGGTTTGTGTTTCCAGTCCAAATGCGGCAAGCGCCGGGCATTTCAGGCGGATCGTTCACGGCTGCAACCGGATCAAACGGAACTTTTGCGAACTCGACTGCAACCGCCGACAGCGTGGTCCTCTACAACTCTGCGGCAAACTGGACTCTCAACACAGTCATCTCCGCGAGCTTCATCGCAAGCGCAGAACTCTGATCGAAAGGCTGGGCTGATGTATGACCACCAAAGTACAGACCGAACTTTTGGCCGCTGGCGCTGCTGCCGGCAACCTTGGCGCGGGGTCGATCACAACGACCATGCTGGCGACGGACGCGGTGACGACCGCCAAACTTCTGAACGCCAACGTCACCCCGGCCAAGCTTAGTCAGCCGTTGACGCAGGGCGCTACGCTGGCGACGACTTCCGGCACCGAGAAAGACTTCGCCATTCCGGCTTGGGCAAAGCGCATCCGCATGATGTTGAGCGGCGTCAGCCTGTCGGGCACAGCGCTCATTCGGTTTCGACTAGGCACGTCTGGCGGCATCGTCACGTCAGGCTACCTTGGCGCGGGTTCGGTGATTAGCAGCGGTGCGGCCTCGGCCAATCAAACGGCGGGGTTTGACATCTACACCAACGTGCCAAGTGCCGCATACGTCTATCACGGAGCGATCGATTTCACGCAACTGGACGCAACGAACAACATTTGGACGGCGCATGGCGTATTTGCCACCAGTTCGGTGGCTTGGACGCACACCACGGCCGGCGTGATTACGTTGTCCGGCGCGCTGACCACAGTGCGGATCACCACCAGCAACGGCACCGACACCTTCGACGCGGGGTCGGTCAACATCATCTATGAGTGACGCTATGGCGCAGGTCAACGAAACGGAGGCGAAATTGAGCGTTCACGAAGCTGTCTGCGCAGAGCGCTACGCGGGCATCAACGCACGCTTAAAGCGGTTGGAGACGATTATGATCGGCTCGGCCGGTGCCATCATTCTGATGCTGTTGGGCTTGGTGTTAAAGGTTCACTGACATGGTTGAAATTGCAGTCGCACTTGCTGCTGCACAGGCTGCGGTTGCAGGCATCAAACAAGCCATTCAGGTAGGCAAGGACGCCAAAGATTGCTTGGGCGATTTTATGGCGTTGTTCGACGCGCAGGATCAGGTGCAGAAGGCCAGCACCGAAGAACGCGCCAAGTTGCCGGACGAAAAACAAAAGAGCGCTATGTCCGAAGCGCTTGAGTCTGTCATCGCAGCGAAGAAGATTCGAGAGATGACAGAAGACCTGAAGCAGCACCTGATTTGGTCGGGCCAGTCCGATGTTTGGGATGAAATTCAGCGCGAGCACAACGCTGTCATCCAGCGGCGCAAGGCCGCTGAGATCGCCGCTAAGAAAAAGGCCGAAGAAGAGGCGGCGCTGAGAATCAAGCAACGCAAAGAGCGCATGCTTATTGCCACGGTGCTGGGGATCGGTGGCATCATCCTTTATCACCTTGTCAGCTACATTATCGACGCGTGGCCGGGGCGATGAAATACCTCGCACTGTTCATTCTGCTGATGGTTTTGATGATGCTCACTTTGGCGGGAGCGGCGAAATGAGAATGACCACCGAAGAGATTGAGGTCCGAGTGTGGGCTGCGATCCTGCTGACGCTGGCCGCGATCTTGATGATCAGCGTTATCGCCATCATCGGTGGCGTGCTGTTCGTGGAACAGGACAAAGAAAAAATCGCGCCGATCGACCAAGCCTTCTTGGCGATTCTCAAAGACGTGATGCTGCTCTGCATTGGCGCGGTGGGCGGAATCGCCGGCCGCAAAGGCGCATACGCTGCGGCCAACATGATTTCAAAGAAAGGGGATGACGATGCTACCGCTCGGCCCACTGCTTGAGATCGGCGGGAAGCTTCTCGACAAGGTCATCCCTGACCCGGAAGCCAAGGCGCGTGCTCAATACGAATTGCAGCAACTGGCGCAGAACGGCGAGTTGGCCAAGATGGCCAACGAGACAAAGCTGTTTGAAGCCGAGCAGGCCAACGTCAGCGATCGCTGGAAGGCGGACATGGGAAGCGACTCATGGCTTTCCAAAAACATTCGCCCCATGACGCTGGTCTACATCCTCACCGCCTATCTGGCGCTGGCCATCCTTGATGGTTTGAAGTTCCACGTTGCCGAAGCCTACGTCACGTTGCTTGGGCAGTGGGGGATGCTGGTGATGGGCGCTTATTTCGGCGGCCGCACTGTTGAGAAAATCGCATCGGTGATGAGGAAGGACTGATGAGACAGAACTGGCACAACGCATTCGAGCACGTCATCAAATCAGAGGGTGGCTACGTCAACGACCCGCACGACAAAGGTGGCGAGACTAACTTGGGGGTGACCAAGAAAGCGTGGGCGGCGTATCTCGGCCGCGAGATCGAGGACGGCGAGATGCGGGCGCTGACCAAGGAAGCGGTGCAGCCCTTCTACAAGGAAATGTACTGGGATCGCGTGCGTGGCGACGATTTGCCCAACGGGGTCGACTATGCGGTGTTCGACTTTGCGGTCAACGCCGGCCCGGGACGCGCCGCGAAGTTCTTGCAAGAAGCGGTTGGTGTGTCCGCTGACGGCGTGATCGGCCCGGGCACGCTGGCCGCGGTCAAGCAGGCCGATCCGGAAGAACTGCTCAAAGCGTTCAGCCACGCCAAGTCAGCGTTTTACCATCGGCTCGCCGACAAGGACGCCTCGCAGCAGCGGTTTCTCAAAGGCTGGCTCAACCGCGTAGCCGAGGTCGAACACACCGCTTCGACCATGCTCGCATAATCGGGGAACCTCATGGCGATCACGCTCAAACCGCACTCGAACGAATCTGTGCCCGCCGTAAGGTTGGCGCAGTTCGACAACTCGGGCGCGTTGCAAGACATCGGTTCCAGTTACCCGCTCATCACCATTGCTGTCGAACACGCACGCATTCACGAAGGCCGGCTGTTCACGGGCGGCAAGATGTGGGACTCGACAGCCAAGGTGGCTTCAGGATCGACGGTCGATCTGCTCATCACCACCTCCGCGTCCAAGCGGCCGCATTTCATCGTCGATGTGGAAAGCGGTGGCGACGCCGAAATCTACGTCTACGAAAACACGACGGCCACAGGCGGCACGACTTGCACGATGGTAAATCGAAACCGCAACTCGGCCATTACTTGTGAAACCGTTGTCGTTCATACGCCAACCGTCACGTCGGTCGGAACTCTGATCGACAGTTCGCTGCTGGCGGGCGGTGGTGGAAAGAAATCCTCGGGAGGCGCTGGCGGCTTCGGCGGCGAATTCGTCACCGCTTACAGCACCGCATACCTTGTCCGCGTAAAAAACACTTCAGGCGCATCGCAACCGATCAACATCGTTGCGTGGCTCTACGAATAAGGACGACCATGCCCAGCAAATCCGCCAAGCAACACCGGCTCATGCAAGCCGTGGCGCACAATCCGGTCTTCGCCAAAAAGGTCGGCATTCCAGTCAGCGTCGGCAAAGAGTTCACCGCCGCTGACAAGAAGGCCGGCAAATACCAGCAATCGAGCAAATTGCGTTAGCACCAATTACCTTGCAGCCGCCTTTGTCCCGGCTTCGGCCGGGACTTTTTTCATGGCCGCCACGATGCGGTCAGCGGCCATCGTAGCGGCCGAGTGCGCCGCTTCCTCCACCAGATGGGCGTAGCGCTTGGTCGTCTGCGTCGATTTGTGACCGAGCAGTTCACCGATCTGTGCGAGCGACAGCCCAGCGCCAATCGCGGCTGAGGCAAACGAATGCCGCAGATCGTGCATCCGTAGATCGGGGCAGCCGGCTTCCTCGCGGATGCGCTCCCACAGCTTCTGCGGCGTCAGGATGCCTGTGATGGTGCCCGAGGTGCGCGGCAGTCGATCGATCACGTCCATGGCCGCAGGCGGCAGGTAGATGTGGCGATCGTCGCCCGTGTGGTCGGTCTTGTGCTCGCCCAGCACCAGCCGGTTGCCTTGGAGATCGGACCATGTGGCCTTGGCGATCTCGCCTTTGCGCGCTCCGGTCAGGATCAGGAGGTAAAGAAAGGCCACGCTGGCAGGGTTGTCAGCGGCTTCATTGTGCAGGATTTCGGCGATCTTCGCAGCCTCTTCGCCCTTCATATAGCGCTTGCGCTTGCGCTCGGGGTTGCGGTCCACGCCTTCCACCGGGTTGCGCTCGATCCAGTTGAGCTTGGCTTTGGCGAGGTTGAACATGGTCGAGAGCGTGGCAAGCACGCGGTTGGCCTCGGTGGGCGTGTCGGCCATGGCCCGGTGCATATCGTCGACCATCTGATAGGTCACGTCCTTGACTTTGACGCGGCCGAAGCGCGGCTCGATGTGCAGCCGCCAATGGCGTCGATCGTTTATGGCGGACTTCTTCTTGGCCAGATGGCGCTTCTCATACTCCAGCCACAGGTCGGCCATGGTGGGTTCAGCCCGGGCTTCAGCGCGCTCGCCGGCCGGATCGCCACCGGCCGCCACGTCGACCAGCATCTGCTGGGCGATCTTGCGGGCCTGCGCCAGTGTGATCGATCCGTGGTCGCCGATCTTGGGCTTGCGCTGCCCGCCGGTCTTCGGGCGGTAGAAGAGGTAGAAACTGCGACGGCTATCGAAGACCCGCAGGTGCAGCCCCTTGATGGTCGCGTCCCACAGGGTCGCGCCCACCGGCGCGGTCTTGATGTTGCGTTCGTTCAGTTCCATCACCGTCTCCGCTGGAAGCACACTGGAAGCAATCGTCAGAGAATTGCAGTTTGCTGCCGTGATCGCAAGTCACTGATCTCATTATCAGTGATGATCTGCGGTGATGTCAAATGATTCCACTTTGACCGACTGTTAATCGCTAGGTCGTAGGTTCGAGTCCTACTCGGGGAGCCAACAAATCCAACAACTTACGCAAGACCAGCCGGGAGCGGAAAAAACCGCTGGAAGCAAACTGGAAGCAGCGGCAGAGGGCGTCACGCCACCCTCTGCGACGTGCTGGCGCGAAGCTGGCGCTGCTCGTAAGCCTCGATCTCGGACAGCGGGTAAAGCACTTTGCGGCCGATCTTGACGAAGCGCGGGCCTGCGCCCTGAACGCGCCAGTTCGACAGCGTGCCGATGCTGGTGCGCAGTCGATCGGCGGCTTCCTTGGGGGTGAGGTGCATAGGGTTCTCCATAGTCAATCCCAATCATTCTGGCCGCCGATGTAGGCGTCCCAGTCCATGCGCAATTGTTCGATGCCGGGGTTCTTGAAGCTGTAGGTCGAGTCCTCGGGGTCTTCCGGCCGCGCCTTGACCTTGACCAAGCTCGGGGCGATCTGCGTCAGCAGGCGCAGCATCTCGTTCCGACCGGGCAGCCGCTGACGAATGTTTCGGCCACGCGCCCAACGCTCGAACGCCTCGCGCGTCCGGTTGGTGGGGATCATCGCCGGCAGCGCCCCATCCCAGTCCGACCCGGCGAGCGAGTTCGACGACAGGCAGTCAAGCCACCACTCCTGCACCGGCTCCAAGGTCGCGTGCTTCTGGTCGATCAGCCCTTGCGTGGTCGGCGCGGCGTTGACATCGACCGTGCTCAGATCGAAGTCCATCAGGAAGCGCAGCAGGTGGGGGTAGCCGCCCTGCTCCATCCCCACCCGCATGGCGGTGAAGAACTCCCGGTCTTGCTTGCGGCCGGTGCCGACGTTGAACACGGCAAAACGGCGTTCCTCGACGGTGGCCGGGACCAGCCACTTCTCGTTGCCGATGATGGCCACCCGGGTGAGGTTGTCGACGGTGTACGGCTCCGCGCCTTTGCGCTCGATGATGTGCTCGGTGCCGGTGATCAGACCCTTGAGCTTGCCCTCGGCCCGCTTGTCGCCGGCCCATGACGCCTCATCGAGCACGAAGAACAGGTTAGCTTCGAGGTGGCTGTTGAAGTTGCCGAGCAGGTAGCGCGAGTCGTCGGCCACCAGAAAGTGGCGGCCCAAGAGCGCGCCCACCCGCTCGACCAGCGCGTTCTTGCCGGTGCCTTTCTCGCCGTGGAAGACCAGCGCGACGAGCGGCTTCTCCCATGGCCGCTGGATCATGTGGGCGAAGTAGCCGAGCAGCCATGTGCAAAGCGCCTCGTCGCCGTTGCAGACGTTCTGGAGCGCGTGCTCCAAGAACATTGCCAGCGCCGGATGCGTGTTGTCGTTGGCAGGCGCGACCGTGAAGCCACGCCACAGGTTGTAGAAGCGCGCCGGCACGGTCTTGAGCGGCGAGAACACCACGTTGTCGTATTCGCGCCGCGCGGGCCGCGTCATCCAGAGCTTCGACAATGCAATCGCCTTGTCGCCGATCGCAATGGTCTTGTTGGCGAACCATGCGTGCATCTCGTTGGGCGTCAGCCGGATCGTGCAGAACCGGCCCTTGGGATCGGTCGTCTCCTGCAACACAAACGCGCCGGCCTTGATGAACGCATACTCGCCGTTCAGCGCGTCGGCCGGATGGGGCTTTGGCTTGTCTTCGGCTGGCTCCTGCGGCTCGGCCGGGAAGATTGCTTCAGGCGCGGAGACACCCTGCGGTTCGCGGCCGTACTTGTAAGCATGGCTGATCTTTTCGACCAACGCATCGGCGTCCCACGGTGGCTCGCACTGGTCGTTCCAGTGGTTCCACAGCAAGCCAAACGCGCTCGCCTCATCGACGCCCAAGTCCTTCAACTTGGCGGCCACTTTGTAGGTGGTGAGATCGCCCGCTTGGCCCTCGATCGCCACGGGCGCGGTCTTTAGGTAAGCCAGCGCGCGGCCAAGTGCCCGATCAGCATCCACGCCAGCAAGCTGAACAGGACCGCGAGCCACCTCAATCCGATCTTGGCCCAATCGTGAGACAAGCCATGCTGGGGCGGGAGCCAGCGTCCCGTGTCCGTTAATCTGTCGATAGGCTCGACCGTCAATGGTTGATCCGGGGCCGACGATGTATCCGCCTCGGGATCGAATATCGAGGCCAGTTCCGAGGACGTTAACGCCCTGCTTGAGCGGCCGCTCGGTGATGTAGACGATGTGTCGTCCACCGCTGGGCGTGGTCTGTTCGAGGCTGGGCGGAAGCTCGCAGCCTTCGAGTTCGAGCGCGAGAATCTGCGCATCGCCGTTCTTGTCCTTCTTGTTGTCCACGTCCACCACGACGAGCGCCTTGTCGTCGCCGAAGCGCGTGGTGCTGATGCCGATGTTTCGGTTCTCGTCCTCGAACCAACGGCGGATCGTCTCCGGATCGCGCGTGGCGCGATTGGGATAATCCTTGATGATCGGAAGCTTTCCGTTCGGCTCGATCGGAAAGACGTGAAAGCCTTGCGCCGCCAGAGCGAGCGCCTGTTCCAATCGTGTCATCCTCACTTCCTGTATCGTTTTGCGCGCCAGCCTTCGGACGCGAGCGGCAAGCCCTTGGCCCACGCCGGGACCACGGTCATCAGCTTTTCCGCTTGTCGTAAGGCGTCATCGCCTGCGCTTGAATCGACCTCGACCACGACCTCGTCGTGGGCGTGGAACACCACCTCAAAGCCCTGCTCTTCCAGTCGCGGGAGCGCTTCGGCCAACAGATCGCGGGCCACCGCCTGCGTCACGTTTTCCGACAGCGAACCGCCGTAGGTGCTCGTCTCTTCCCACTTGTTGGTGGTGCCGTTCACCGTCATAAAATGCAGCGCCGACTTCTGTTCGCCCCATGGCGTCTCGACGGGCTTGACGATGGGATACGGGTAGCAAAGCACCCGGCCCGATGGCAGCCGGCACCAGAGAAACGATCCGGATTTCTTGAACACGACCTCGCGGCCGCGCGGGCCTGCGCTGGTCTTCTCACCAAGCTCGACCGCGTTGATCGCGGCGTCTTCCAGATCGTACCAGTAGCGGACGATCTTCGGATGCGACTCGCGCCACGCTCGCTTGATCTCGTCGGCGCGCTCGTCCTCGACCTTCACGCCGTAGGCGCGGGCCATTGACTGGAACGCGCCGACGCCACCGCCATAGCCGAGCGCGAGAACGGCCACCTTGCCGATCTGCCGCTCGTCCTTGGTGACAGCATCGAGCGGCTTGCCGTAGATGCCGCCTGCCGCGTGCTCGTAGATTTTCCCGTGCGTGCGAAAGATTTCCAGCACGCTTTCCTGCCCCGCCAGCCACGCCAAGGCGCGGGCCTCGATGGCGCTGAAGTCCATGGCGATCAGGTCTTTGCCGGGGCCGGCAGTGATCAACCCGCGCAGGCTGTCGGCCATGGCGTCGAGCACCGGGCCGTACATCACGTCGAGCAGATCGCGCTCGCCGTAGAGGCCGATGATCGTCTCGATGTCCTGCGGCTGGATGCCAACGCGCGGCCGAGGAAAGTTCTGAACCTGAATGCCCCTGCCCGCCCAGCGGCCAGTCGATGCGCCGTGATATTGCAGCGTGCCGCGCACACGGCTGTCGCTGCTCGCGCGGCGCTTCATCGCCAGCAGTTTGGCGGTCGAGGACTTGGCGGCTTCTTTGCGGAGTTCGAGTGCGCGGCGGACTTCTAATGGCAGATCGTCGGCCACCAGCGCATCAAGAACATCAGCCTTTGCAAGTCCACCCAACTCAACGCCTCGGCTTCTGATCCATTTGACGAGCAGTTGGACCTCGGTGCATTTGCCGACGACGCCGCTGGTGACGCTGAGCATCTGCGCGTCCAGCCGCGCCTTCTCAGACTCGACCACGCGGATGGCTGTTTTGATGGACGGTAGATCGACATAGACGCCTCGCTGATTGATCTTCTGGTCGAGCACCCACAGCGCCTGCTCTTGTGGCGCGAGACGCATCAGCCGAGCATCGACCGCGCGCTCGACCTCCACGTCCTGCATACAGTAGGCGTAGAGGCGTCGGAATTTGGAGGGATCGTCTTCCGGCGTCCAAAAGATGGGCACGGTGCCGGGTTGGCTGGGATGCTTGGTGGCAAACGTCTTGGGTTTGGCAAGCTGCATCATCACGCGGCTGCCAACCATGTCCTTCTGTTGGTTTATACCGAGCGCCGTCGCAACTTTCTCAAGCGCCCCGGGCAGCGCCATCGCGTAGGCTTGCGCCATCGTGCAGCGCATCTGCTCGGCGCGTAGCGGCGGCCAGCCAAACTTGGGCACGCAGACCTTGTTCCAGATCGCAAGTTCAAAGGATGCGTTGTGCGCGACCACCTCGCCGTGCTCGCGGATGTGGTCGAGCGCGAAGTCAATCACGCGCGTCGGAGCAACCGGCGTCCACAGGTCGATCGGCTCGTTGTCGAACGCAAAGCCGAGGCAGTGAACGCCGGTCGTCGGATCGCTGGCGTAGTTGTCCAGCCCCGCGTCTTTCAGTTCGCAGGCGGAATAAGTCTCGAAGTCGATGTGTAGGATTGTCATTGCGGGTCCGAAAAAAGCGGCCCCGTAGGGCCGCATTGTGGTTATCGCAACGCTCGACTCAATCGAACATCCCGGCAGCGGTCTTGCCGGCCGGTGAGCCAAACGCCTCGAACGCCTTAGAAGCTGGCATCCGACCACCGCCGAGCGGATCGTCGTCGCGCAGCTTCTGCACGTTCTCCAGCCCGAACGCGACGCCACGGTTGCCCGCCTGCTCGTAGGCGTAGGCCCGCACCTGCGCACGGAACCACGCGCCAGCGTAGACCTCGCTGTCGTCGATGATGTCGTTCAACTGCGCGTCCACCAGCCCCGGGCGGCGATCCTCGTTGGCCGAGAACGTCATCACCACCGCGTCGTCGGCCACGCCCGGGATCGGGTTGTCGAGTTCTTCGTTGGTGCGGAAGGGCGAGCGCAGCGTCTTGGGCGGATTGCTTCCCCACTTGTCGGCCACGGCGGCCTTGGCCGCAGCCTTCAGCGCCGAGATGTCGGTGTCGGGCGCGAAGACCGCGCGCACGCTGTACTTCTTCTTGCCATCCGGGTTGTCGCGCGGGGCGCTGGGGCGAAACAGGCCGCAGAACGCAGCACGAAATTCAGGGGTGATCAGCTTGTCAGCCATAACGATTTCCTTGTTTCAAGTTACGAGTTTGCGAATGCCGACGCGGCATCCACCTTGATTGCCGGACGTTTGTCCGACTCATGCACCAGCGTGTGACCGCTGGATTCTTTGACCGTGATGTCGTCAAGCAACTCACGGGCTTCCTTTGGCAGCAATTTCTCGATGGTCGCAGGCGATTTTAGTTTTGTTTCGGTCCAGTCCTCGTCGATCTGAAGCCGCTCAAAAATCTTCGGCAACACACGCCACGGGGTATCTTCGTCGCACCACTTCCGCGTGGCGCGCTTCTCTACCAATTTATACCCGGGCAACTCGTCGCCTTTCTCAGCCACCTCGTATGCGAACTCGCGCGTGTTCTTGATCCAGCCTTCAAGGATCGGCAAGTAGTCCAGCGTCTCGGCCAACTCGGCGGCGTTGTAGGGCGCGTCCTTGGCGAACACGCGCTTGGCCAGTTCCTGCGCCTTGGATTTCAGCTTCGGGCACTTGGGCGAGGCCAAGCACCAGCGGCAGCCCTTCTCGCTGGGCGCAAGATGCGGCGTGATGTCGTTGACCACGCGGGCAAGTTGCACGCGGCCCACCGCGTCGATCAGATCGGCGTGAAAGTCGATCAGATCGACCACGTCGAAGGTGATCGAGCGCACCGGGCCATCGCTGTGGGGGCAGCGCGGCTGCACGATGGTGGCGGTCACCTGCTCGGCCGGATAACCGAACGTGAGCAGCGTGGCCAAGGCGTAAATCTTCAACTGAAGATTGCCGTGAACCTCGACCGCCACGCCGGCCCCGTATTTCAGGTCGCAGACGTGGAGGTGCTTCTGCACCGGCTGCCACACCACGGCGTCCGCCGTGCCGTACACCTCGTCGTTGACCTTCACGCGCTGCTCGATGTGCAGCTTCGTCGGCTCGCCTGACGGCGGGTCGGCGAGGTTCAGCACATGGTCGACGTAGATCGAGACGTACTCGACCATCTTCGGATCGTCGCTCGCGCGAAGCTCTGACTCGGTGAGCAGCCGCTCGGCCAAGGCGTGGGCCTCGGTGCCCTCTTCCGCGAACGCGCTGGTGCGCTCGGGCATTCCCTCGGACAGCACCACGCTGCCCGGGCACACCATCCAGCGCTCGGCCGCGCTGGGCGAGAGCTTGGCGTGGCTCATTCCAGCCCTTTCGCGCAACGCTCGACGAACAGCGGGAATTGGCTGAAGCTTAACTCGCTGATGCGGCCCGCGCCGAACTCTTTGAGCAGCGCCACGCCCGCGGGCACGCCCTTGGCGGCCGTGAACTGCTGAAGCGCCGCGCGGACTTCGTCGACCGACAGCGCCTTGGCCGGCTCGGCAGGCTGCTCGTCCAGCGGCAGTTCCTGCTGCTCTTCGGCCACCTCGGGCGCGGCTTCCGTCGCCGCCTCCGGCTGCGCCACCGGCTCAGGCTGCGCCACCGCTTCGGCCTTGGGTTTGCGGCCGCGCTTGACGGAAGGAGCCGGGGCGGATTGCTCCGCACCCGGCTCGCTCACGGCGCTGCCCTCTGCGAAGGAGGAGACAGGGTGGACAGATGCAGCGCTGCCGGCGTTTTGAGCCACCTCCGGCTGGGCTGGCGTGGCCACGGGGGCCGACGCGGAAAGAGCGGGAAACAGCCGGTTGAGCACGGCCATATCGTTGGGGTTCGAGGTGTCGAAAGTGATTTGCACGGGTTGCTCCTGTTGATGTTGAGAGATTAACAATTTATTGCGATGATCGCAAGGGGTCAGTCAAAGACTTTGGCCAGCTCCCGCGTTTTATGGACCACGGCGGCCATAACCTGCTCGTCCACGCTGCCGGCGCAGACGAAGAAACGCGCTCGGCATACCCGGGTCTGGCCAATCCGGTGGACCCGCATCACGGCCTGCGCGTTGTTGGCCGGCACCCAGTCGGATTCGAGGAACGCCACCTCGTTGGCGGCTGTGAGCGTGATGCCGGTGCCAGCCGCCTGAATGTTGCCGATGAACACGCGGCAGCGCGGGTTGTTCTGGAACTCGTCGATGTGCTTTTGGCGCTTCCACTGGGGCGTGCCGCCATAGAGCGTGACGGGCTTGAACTTGCGCAGCCGAAACCGCGTCTGCTCCACCACCTGTTGATGCACCGCGAACAGCACGATCTTCTGCAACTCGCCTGACTTCAACTCTTCCTCGATGATGTCGAGGCAGCGCGGGAGTTTGGCCAAGCCAATGTAGCGGCGCAGGGTAGACGTGCTCTTCGCGTAGCTGTCCAGCAGCTTGAGATCGCTCTCAAAGTTGTAGTGATGGCCGCGCTTGATCGCCTCTAAGCTGGCCTTCAGCGTCTTGTCCTGCGTCTCCAGTTCTTTCAGGAACGCAGGGATGCCGATCGGCTTCCAGTTCTCGTAGAACCACGGGTCCAAGTCGACAGGGGCGCGCTCGACCGTCACTTGGCTAAAGGTGATTTTGGGCAGTTGTGTGAGCACGTCGTCTTTCTTCCTTCGCAGCATGAACTGCGCGAGCAATTGTTTGAGGCGGTCGGTGTTCTTGTGGCCGGTGATCTTGTAGCCGTAGTCGCCTTCAAACCCGGCGCAGAAATCGAACACGAAGTCCCAATACGGCCGACGCTCGATGCCGGCTGACTTCAGGTGCGTGTAAAGCTCTGAGGCGTCGTTGGGCGCGGGCGTGCCGGTCAGCCGCCACACTCGGTCGGCTGAGTGCATCAGCCCCGGGTATTTCGCATGGCCATAGACCGCCTTGGTGCGCTTGGCGCTGCGCTCTTTAAGGTAGTGCGCTTCGTCCAGCACCAGCACGTCCCAGCGGCGCGCCTTGAGCACGTTGCGCAGCTTCTCGTTCGCCAGCAAATCGTAGGACACCACGTTGACGCCGGGACCGGGCGCGTCTCTCGATGACATGAGCAGCGTGCTGGGACGATCCATCGGGCTGAAGCGGTGAAACTCGCGCTCCCAGTTGATGCGGACCGCCGCAGGGCAGACGACAAGGATGTTGCTTGCGCCGACGAGATCGCACGCAAGAATGGCTTGCGCTGACTTGCCGAGGCCCATCTCGTCGGCCAGCAGCGCGTGCGGCATGGTGGCGAGCCACGCCGCGCCGTGCTGCTGATACTCGTAGGGCGTCTCAAGCTGCATCGCGGATCGATTGCCAGATGAGTTTGTTCAGCCGAAACGCGCGACGCTGGATCGGCGCAAACGGCGTGTCTCGATTGCTGCGGTCTTCCATCATCTTCAGCAGCCGCCTGCGGAAATTGACCGGGTTGACATCAAGCCATTCGAGATAACTTTCGCAGGCGTCGGTCAGCAGGAAATCGAACGCCGAATGCGCTTCTTCGGTCATGCGCAGATGCTTGGACCCGGACGGCTTGTAGGGCGGCAGCATCGAGTCTTTGATGGCCAGCGCAACCACGGCTGACAGCAGCTTTTGTTCGGGGCGAGCGTTCAAGTGTGTCGAGATTTCGAGATCGGCGTTGAGCATTTTAGTCCTCGGTAGGGTGAAGGGGTTGAAGTGGAATCCAGATTTTTGCGGTTTCGTCGTAGATCAAGGGCGGCAGATCGGGGTGAACCAGCCCCACTCGATTGTCGGGCGTGAGCCAAAGCTTCGTGCGCTCGTCGTAGCCCGCGGGGATTTCGGCGAAAATGGTCATGCGTTGCGCTCCCGGAGTTTGGCTTCGATCTCTTTAACCAGATTGAGAAACCCGATCGTCGCTAGCCCGCCGAGGCTGTATTGCGTCGGGTCAAAACCAAAATGCTGCATGGCTCGCTGAATTGGGGCTTTGATCTCATCATCCGTCAGCCCAACCCATTCACGCTTGTAAATCTCTGCCTCTGGTATCTCTTGCTTGACCAACTCGTCTTTGTGCAAGTCCCACCAAATTTTTGTCAGGTGTGTAGTCATGCTTCCCCCTTAATGCCGTGTGCGGCTTCGCATTCCAGCCATCCAAGTCTGAACATCTTGCGTTCAGCTTGCGTCATCTCGCATGGTGACTGGGGCGGCAGCGGCTTGCGTTGGTTCATCCCCGTTGACTTCTCGTAGTCCTCAAAGCACTCAGCCGAGTGCAGGTTGGGGTTGATGCTGCCGCAGTTGCGTCCGGCGCATGGTTGCATTTTTGGTTTTGAGCGTTCGACGGCTCTGGCGAAACCAACAATGTCTTGACAATCAACAACCCAAAACGAATACAGTTCTTCAATTCGTTTTTCTGTCAGCGGCTTTTGGTGCGCCTGCTCGATTGCAGCGCGGAGTTCGTCAATCTCCTCCTGCATTCTCGCTTGGATCATTCCATCGGTCACGATGCCGTTGTGATCGGGATGCTCCTCGCATCGTTGTTGCCATGTCCTGATCGTCTTGACACAAGGCTCCTGCTCCAACTGCGCCAGCCGCTTGCGCAGGGCGGCGATGAGTTTGCGCCACTGTTTGCTGGTCAGCCCTTCCTCCAGCGCCTCCAGCGCCTGCTGCATCAGTTC